CGACATAGCATTTGTCAACTCAGCGTCAACATCAATACCATTCATATTCTTAAGATCCTGCTCGAGTTCAACTGACCAGCGAGCGTTCAACCTACGAGTACCAGCCTCAACAGCTGTCTTCTCGAAGCTTAACTCAACTGTAGGAGCTTCCTTGGCACCGTCAAGCTCAAAAGTTGACAAGAGAGCAGCAAAGCCACTATCAGCCAAAGCAAGACCACCAGATAACCAATGCGAAGTGCCGACTCCAGGCATATGTTCCGTAGTACCATCCTTGACACCATTCTGCACGGTCGAGCTACTCAAACCAGTAAATGATGTACCAAGATAGTTGTGACCCAACTCTCCAGCGGTCTGACCACCATAGGCAGCACCAGTTTTACCACCAGACGTAGTTGCATCAGTAACAGCACCGCCGTGTTTGGCGAGGGCCGTGGCTGTGTTGTCGATCGTAGCTCCACTATACTTATAGCGAAGTGCAAATGCAAGACCAACTGGTCCACTCATCGGCTGAACACCAACGATCTCGTTAGTAATCAACTCAGGGAATGTACGCCGAATCATCGGAATAAGAATCTTCGGTAGGCGCTGATCACCTGTTGCATAATCATCACCACTATTGTAAGCATTCGCAACTGTGGCTTGACCACCTTGCGAAATATTTTGGAGACCGCCTCCTAAGGCACTGCCTCCTCCACCGCCGTAATTACCGCCGGCTTCCCGTATACACCACTCTTCTTGGTTCTCAAGGAGAATGGCGGTGTTCATCCGCGTATGCGGATTCTCAATAGGCGTTACTTTGTCAGAGGTATAGTCCAAAACAGGACTCCACTTCTCCAACAATTGCTCCGCTCTATTATTATCGATATAATTCGTATTTGGACGTGTTGTAGTTTCGTTCATAATATTAATTTTTCCTTTTATTTATAATAATTTTTCCGTTGAATTGGAGAATCAGGTAATATAATACCTCAACATTTTATAATCTCATATCAGCTAATGTTTGAGCATAGTGACCAACAGCAGTTTTAGGTGTTTGAGATTTCTCTTCAACAACTTCAACCTTTGCTTCTTTAGTCTTAGACTCTGTCATAGCTTCTTCCTTTATTAAATCAAGAGACTCTTGAGTCTTCTTGTCAAAAATATTGACTGTATACTCAAAGTTCTCTTCAACAAACGTAAGATCTTTATCTTTAAAAGTCCTTCTCACGAAATTCATTTTCTTCTCATCAAAACCGATAAGCTTCTTTTCTAAATAAAGGTCCTTTTTAAGACCTTCAAGCTCTTCAGAAACTGCATTATGAGATTCAGTAAGCTCATTTAGCTCTTTACTTTTAGCATCAATGGTTTCTTTTCCATCCTTAACGGCCTCTCTAATAGAATCATTAGCTAATACCATATCAACCGAAAGCATTTTACGTATATCTGTAAGTAAACTATATGCCCTTTTATTTGCAGTAGCTTCTTCAATTGTCTTAGTAGGAATAGCCTCATCTATATATGAATCAAGATAATCAGAGACAGACCCAACAACAGTATCTTTTAATGACGTCGCTTCCTCATTTATAGACTTCCGGTAGCGGTGAATCACGTTCTTTAATTTACGAGCACGGTCATGGTCTACTGCCTCAACAACTTTATTCAGTTTCTTCGTATGATCTTTATCTATAGCCTCTAAGAGCTCTCCTAATTTCTTAGAGTGCTCTCCGTCTTGAGTAGTAAGGGCAGCTTCTGTCGCAATCTTAGTACGCTCATCAACCTTGTTATCAACTGCTTCATTGAATACTGTTTCAATTTGCGCTAGACTTTCTTCTGTAAGAACGTCTTTACCAGCCTCTTTAAGTAAATCAGATATGTTGCTCATGATTAAAATAAATCCTTTTTAGTTGCTTTCGCTATTTTTTGTTTAATTTTACCCTCAGCTATCGACTTTAAGTCTTTACTGGCTGCGGCATAGTTTTTATCAATAATATTACTGACAAAAGATTTGATCTGTTTATTTCGATCCATCGTAATTATTTAAGTAAATTTTACCATTTTTTATATGTTTTTTATAAACTCAATAAACTTATTTCTTAAGTATTGATCAACATCTGTATTTGGTAATTTCTTTAACCCCTCTTCAAACTTATCAAAATTCTCTTCGAAATCGCCGTTATTATTTAAAATCCATTGTTTTGATTCTAATATACCATTTACAAATGCATCTGAATAGGACGGATCTGCAACACAATCAATAGCAACTAACTTCATTTCAGTGACATGACCAATTTCACTATCAGTTTCTTGATCAATTTTACCTAACGCTCTTGACGACATACCAACCCGGACACCGTCCATTACTAATTGCTTTACTATAGTACCGCAAGGAGTTTGTAACACCTTACTCTTACCATAAAAAACGTTACCGTCTTGTTTCATTTCGGTAACTATATGGCATGCTCTTTCTAAATCGACTTCTGCTGTAGTAGGATGATTTAACTCACCCATTGATCGCTTAGTAAGAATCATTTCTTTTTGATAACGAGTGACTTCCTGTACCATATTATCTAAATCATAAACGCGTTTATTTTTATTAACATCAGAAGCCATCATATAAGGCCCTTTAATATATAATCTAGATTCAGACTTATTATTCTTTTCTTCTACTATATACTCGAACTCCGAAGGATCAGTTTTCTCTACTAGTAACTTAAAGGCCATAGCGCTATAAAATATTTATTGTTTATGCTATCTTTTTCCGTTAAATAATTCCTTTTCAGTTAGAATCAGGAAGTTATAACCATGCTCGGTCGCCCACTGTTTTGCAGCTTTCCACTTGGATTGATTAATATCGTACGTAGTTTGCTCATGTAATAAAGTACTCTGTTTTTTTCGACCGCGCATAACTGGACGTTGAGTTTGACTGTATGGTTTTATTTCTATTAAGTATTTTACTTTTTTATCTCTCTCTTTTAATACTAACGTATTATCAACATAATACTTATGTGTTCTTGAATCGATAGGACTTATGTATGGTACTATAACACCTTCACTCGTCCATTCAAGTACATTTGGATTATGGTCACACCATTTAAAAAAATGTAGCTCCCATGAGCTCCTATATTGTGGGTGTTTTTTACCTAAGAACTTTTGACGATTAAGAGGTCTATATGTACCTTTCTTAAACTCACCTCTTTTATATATAGCCATCAGCCTACAAAAAACATTGGTGGAGCAGAATCACCAAACCCAGCAGAGGCACCAGTAAAGAGTCTTTCTTCTAACTCTTTTTTCTCCGTTAACCCTTCCTGTAAAATACTAGTATCAAGACCTGTACCGCCAAACAATTGAGCATTACCAAACTTACCTCGAACTCGGCCTAATGTGATTTTAGTTAAAGCAGAAGCATATTGATATACCCATGGCTCTTTAATCATATCTTTAATATGTTTTTCTACATAACAAGTTACGACCCCATAAAACCTTTCATTCTTTTTAGGTTCAGGAATCATAAGTAAATGTTGATTGCGTTCATTAAACTTAAAGTATCGTTTTGTAGAAAGCATCTTCTCACGAGTTTCAAGCCATTGCTTTAATATATACCAGCTAATTAAATCAAACCCGTAATTACCCATTGCGTAACTAAAATAAGTTTGTTGCGCTAAAGTTTGTTCAATTGTGAATAATGTATTTAAACTACTACTCGTGGACTCATCATAACTAAATACCTCCATTACCTTTCTATTTTGCCTTGTAAGGCTATCCCATCTACCTATTGTAGGACTAGTTCCAGTAAGTTGATTGACAGTTGTAGTATCGTTTTGAGTATCGTTTCGCGTTGCATTGACTGTACCTGCTTGTTCAGTTGTTGTAGCTAATACAATACCTACTGATACACTATTAGTATAAGTACATAATGGATCAGAAAAAGAATTTTTCTCATCATAATTACCAGGTATAGCGCTGACTTCAAACATAGGTGTTGTTGTTGTAAATACATCACCATATTGAGTTAAGCTTACATCAACACCAGATAGCAGCATATTAACCGACGATACGCACACAACGAGAGATTTAGCAACATGAGCTTGACCATTAGCTAACGTTACTGTAAATGTATACTCTGAAGGATCAACAAGAATGTCATCAGCATCAAATTGAAATAAAGATATAAATGTGTTAGCAGGGCGAGACGATCCTGCAGGGTCTGTTGCAGCAAACGATACTGATGTTACATTTGGTATGAGGGTTGATTGAGCAACAGTAACTTCAACGTCTGTAGTATATGTAGCAGTTAACTCATCAGTAATAGTAAACAGTTCTGATATATCTAATCCCTTACCTCGGGTATATTTATTACTATCAACGACTAAATGTTCTAGAGTATAACCTGCGTACTTCGAGAACAGCTCTACTGCTAATGTTATATTAGTGAAAATCTGATGACCATGTAACTCAAGATTAACAATAGGATAACCTAATGAGTATGTAATCCTATCAGCTAAACTCGAATAAGTATCAACTGTACTTGCAAGATATGTAGAGTATAGATGACTTCCTGCAGTTAAATAATTATCGTTCCACGTACTAGTCGCCACATAATTATTTATGTTGGCAACGCTGAAGTTTCTCCACCTGGAGTAGGTTCTGGTGTAGGTACTTCGGTACCAGGCCCACCAGCCGGGGCACCACCTGGGCCGATTGCTGGTGGGATTTCTTCACCTGGAGCCCCAGCAGGAGGTATACCACCAACTTCACCACCCATTGGAGGAGCAGCGCCTCCACCCGCTGCCCAATCAGCGCCACCGCCTCTAATTTGATCTAACTCAAACTGTAAAGCAGCATCCTTTCTCAGCCACTCTCTATTAGCTTTAATTTGCTCATCTGTCCAGCCAAGATATTCCTTCTGGCCATATCCTTGTGATATAGATTCATTAGCAACGACGTTAGTAAAGTTATTAAGTTTAAGATCCATTATTTGTTGCCTACGTAATTCAAAATAATTACGAGGAGGAACAAATTCTAAATCAAATACATTTTCTCTCATCTCAAAATCGCTCCATAAATGCTTTAATTTGAGATGGGTGATAAATGCATCCTTCAACCCGACTGCAAACTGTTGTTGAAGCCGAACAATAAAATTAGCAAACTTTAATTCCTCTCTTAAAACAGTCGCATCGGCGCTATATTGAGATGTCTCAGTCTCGACTCTATTAGTAGGTACCTTAAGAGCTTTATATAATTTTTTAACAAAATAGTTTAAGTCATCCAACTCACCCAAATTTGCTCCTCCCGGGAGGGTTTTAACTTCTGTACCAGTACTACCGTCTCTTTTTGGAAACCAATAAGCATCCAAAATTGATTGCGGGTTAAATGAATCTACTCTTTTGTTTTCATCTAAACTAAATGTTTTCTTACTCCAATAGTTTTGCATCAAGCGGCGAATGTATCCTTCAGCTTTAGGTGTACTCATATTACCAACGTCAACATTAAATACTAACCGCTCGGGAGCTCTCACTAATCGATATATAATAATTGAATCTTCAATTAAAGATAACTGTCTATATGCTCTTCGGGCGTTCTCAATAAAAGGAATCCTAAATGATTTATTTTCATTCCACGTACCAGAATTTATATAAGTAATCTGATTTTTTTCCATTGGAATAAAATCTTTATCTTTCAAAGTAGAAAACTGTTCTTCTGCTTCCTTATGATGTTTTGCCTTTCTAAGTAAATAAGCCTTAACCATCATATTTTGAAAGTTATCATAGACGGGATCTATAGCTTGTGTTGGAACATTTATAACACCTAAAATGCCTTCCTTAACATGCTTCTCGTGAATAATATTTTCAAAATATAATTCTCCATCTACTAATAATGCCCTTACATATTCCCAGCCGCGCTCTCTAATATCAAACAAATTAATAAACTTACCGAACTCATCATTTAACTGGCGCTTAACTAAAGGATCAAAGTCTACTACATCTCTTAATTCTAAATTAATTATATTACCATGCTCGTCTTCATTAAGAAAATCATCGCAAATTTCATCTAATGCATCTGCCACCTCAGCAAACTGAGCCATTACTCTATAATCTCTAAGACGCCTATACTTATCAACATCGAGCGTGGCATACATTAACTCTGTATATGCCTTATCCGCTAAAAATGAGCCTACAGGGTGACTAGCATCCGGTGTCTTAGGAGCAATAATAGAATGCTGTGCTAATAGCTCTTTACGCAAAGAGCCTGCTTTATAAAAATCTTTAAACTTAGGATTCTCTTCAGTTACATCATCTATAATCTGACCCGGTGTTCTATAGGGTAAATTATTTTGAATAAACTTCTGTAACCCTCTTCCAAATGTACCTTTTTTTCCGTCGTCCATCTTAATTTATTGTTATTGTTGTATTTATATCTTTCGATAATGTTGTAAATCCAGCTGCATTAATTGGTACTACATCTATAATACCAGTTGCAGTTAACTCTGGGAACGCAACAGACATACTATTATAGGTATTTAATGTATAAGTTCCAGCGCTTGTACCTGTAGTTAAGAAATATCCAGCGATTGATGGATCAATTGTTGTACCTCCACATAGATATGGAAGAGTTGTTGTAGTACTTAAAGGCCCTATTGTGTGTCCGATTTTAAATATATCTATATTACTAACAGTACTTAACATCACTCCTTGCAAAGAGTCAAAATTATACCCTTCGAATGTTCTAGCACCGGAAAAGCCACAAGCAAGAGTTGTATATGTATTACCACCAGTAAACTCAGGTCTACCTGAGAGCTCTCTATGATCAAAATTACCACTAAACGCAGTAACGTCAGTTAAGTTGGAAGTATATTTTATAAATTTACTCATATTGAAATGTGTTCACTGGAATGAAGTCCTGATCGAT